ACAGCTGGGCCGCTCGGGAGCGGCGTCGTCGTCGCCCGCCCTTTGAGGTCGTAGAGCGATGCCGTCATGCCACCGCCGCGTACGTCGCCGGCAGAGATCCGGTGTTGAGCATCGCGCCCCAGAGAAAGAACGTGCCGCTAGTCGAAGCGGTGTTTCTGAACGGGTAGACGCGCATCGACACGCAACCGGCCGGCGTGGTCACGGCCTGTGAAATACGGGTCCAAGATCCAGAAACCGGCGTCTGTGCCGGGACGATGTCTTGACTGATGAAGGCCGCGCCCGTCGCGTTATAAAACGCGAACTTGTAGCTGGCCGCTAGCATCGTTCCGAGCTGAACATGGTACGAGAAGCAATAGGCCGTCGAAGGGTCGACCGCGACCACTTGATACATGCCCTGGTTGGCGGCAGCACCGGACGTAATCGTGTCGGCCGTGGTGTTTCCGTCCGGTGCAACGGTCGTATTCGCCGACACCGTCATGGACGTTTTGATCCATGCGGCATTCTCGAACAGCTCTGTTTTGGTGAGCAGGTTCGGAAGGATCAGGCCGCCAGAGCCCGATGCAATCCCGCTCGCCCGGCCGATCCCCAAGCCAAGTCCAAGGCCCAACCTCATGCCGTGATCACCGCGCCCTTGTCGCCGCCGTTCACGACGAACACGTCGGTGCTGTTGGCAGGCAGGTAAAAGCCCTCGCTGCTTGACGCCGTCGGATCACGGCCGAACGCCACATAGACCGCAGTGTCCGTCGAAACGCGGCAAACGAGCGTGCCAGGCGTCGAAATCGTAGCCGTCGCCGTGGTCTGTCCCGACGTTCCTGACGGCGTTTTGATTTCGAACGTAGCGCCAGCGAAGGTGAGCACCTGCGGCGTCTGCCGATCATAATTGCGGAACGCGGCAAACGCGAATTGTGTGACGGCCATTTAGCGTCTCCTGTCGGGCACGAAGCGGATCACAGGCTCACGGTCAGCCGCCTGATGTTGGGCCAGCATCATCATTGAGCGTTCAAGGAGCTTGGTATCGTCCTTGCCAAATGCCGGCGCGAGCGCTGCGGCCAAGGCCCAGGAGATCGCCGAAAGGTATTCGTGCGGAATGTCGATGGTCTGATCCAGCGTCTCGACCGTGAAAAACCGGCGCTGGTAGGTGTATTTGATGGTCTCGTCAGTGACGGACGCGAGTACTGGCCAGACGTAGAGATCGACGCCGGATCGCTGCACATCGGAATAATACTGCGTCGGCGTGCCCTGCGATGTTTTGAGCGGGAGATCGAAGTATTCCTCGCGCGTCAGCAACTCCATGGGGAGATCAATGCCGCTGCGACGGAACCGGCAGGACGTGACGCGATAGACCGCAGCCGGCAGGCTGAAAGACGCCGTGTCAGCAGTGAGCGTCAACGAACCCTCGGAAGTGCGCCACAGGTCCGGACCGCTAACCTGCCATGTACGCAGCAGCACGTTCATTTCCATGAGCCCGAGCGCGGCATCCTCTGACGACGGGTCTTCTGTCGCCATCAGAACGCCAAGCCGGCGCAGCGCCAGCGTCACCACTTCGCGCGCGGTGAGGTCGTAGGTCGTCGATGTGGATACGGTCAAAGGTCCGCCGCCGTCACGTCGTTATCATCGAGGAAAACGTCCGTCGCCTCGGGGCGCGGGTTCGAGACGCGCTGGCGATCGACCCGCCCGCGTACTGAGTCTTGGGAGTGACGCGGTTCCCAGTCCTTTTCACAGACCCGCGCGCCATCCCATCTCGCCCGCGATGCCGACGACCTCACTTTGAAGCCGCAGACATCGCAGATGATGTAGTGGTCGCCGGGGCGGTATTCGTTGGAAATATCCGCCCCGCTCATCAGGCGTCCTCGATCACGTAGATGACCGCGCCCGCGAACGTGCCGCCAGTGCCGGCAGATGCGCCAACCTTGCCGTAAACCGCCGTGCGCGTAGTCACACGGACGTTCATCAGCGTTCCGAGCTTACCGCCAGCGGTTGCCGACGTTCCGGCCGCGTCCGCGTCCAGTTCGTTGGCATAGCCGTCAGTGGTGCCAGAAGTGCCGATGTCTACGGTCGGATTGGTGCCGCCAGTGGCACCGCCGAAGCCAAGCACGTCGATCGGGATGGCCCCCTCGGGCAGATAGCCAAGGAGGATCTGGGTCGACGAAGTCGGATCGTAGGAAAACCGCATAGCGAACGTAGCGCTTGCGACAGTAGCCCTAGAGCTACTGCCACCCGCCGCCACGCCAAACGGAAACTTGGTGACGGTTCCCATGTGTTAGGCCCCCGGCGTGCCGTAGATGCCGCGCCAGTCGGTCCAGCCGAGCGAGAAGCGCAACGTGCTCTTCGCTTTGGCGTTCTCGGTGTCGAAGTCGTTGTCCTGCTTGAACTCGGTCGAACGGCGGTTGAAGCGGATCAGGCCGTTCGGCGCGTTCGTCGTCAGGAACCACGCATCGCTGTCGGTCAGGTAGTGGTTGACCACGATGTCCTTGACCAGCCCCATGTCTTTCACGGCGTTGGCGTCGTTGTTGGCAGAACCAGACTGCAGCGCCGACTTCACCACGCGGTGAGCGTCGAAGGCGACGGCAGGCGGGATCACCAGCTTCTGCGGCATCAGCTTGATCTTGAGGCCGCGCGAGTTCGTCGCCTGCATGATCTGAATGATCAGATCTTCGAGCGAAGCCTCGGAGAAGTCAGCCGCCGTGGTCAGTACGTTGGACTGCGAGCCGGCAAGCGTCGCGTGATCGGAAACGATCATCGCCTTGCCGTCGCCGCCAGTGTAGGACGTGTTGAACGCGCGGTTGAGCACGTTCGCAGCAACCGTCTCCTCGGTCTGGCGGACAGAGAAGGCCAGGGCCTTGATCCGGCGCTTCGACACGATCTCGTAGAGGTTGTCCTCCAGCTCTTCGCGCGTCACGATATAGCCGAGGCCATAGGTGACGTGCGTATAGCGGGTGGTCGCGCCCTGCGATTCGCTGTCGTAGGAGATCGCAGCAGCCTGCGCCTTACGGGGAGCGAGACCGAAGCCGGTGACCTCAGCGTCCTCCTCGTAATTCTTCTCCGACGACTGCGAGTCGAAGATCTGAGACCATTCCTGCGGGTGCTCGTTGTACTCGCGGCCCCAGAACTTGTGCATCCCAGGCCAAAGGGCTTTAGGATGGTTGCCAGTAGTGATAACGCCTGCCATTGGCTACATCCTCCCTTAAATGCCGGTCGCGTTGCGACGCGAATGCAGATTTATCGTCACCAGCACCTTGGCGTTGGCCGATCCGACTTCGTTGTCCACACTCTGGTTGAATCCCTGAATGCGAAGCTGCAGCGTGGCTGTGGTCGCCTTGGTAGAAGTGTCGAGCATCGCGCCTGACAGGCCGGTGACGGTTGAGCCGGAGCCCGCGACCCAATCGGCGTTGAGGCCGACATCTGTGACCGCCAGAGCGCCGCCAACGCCATCTTCTTGCACGAGGAAAACAAGATCGGGATCGTCGGCAACCCAGACATAGCGGGCCGTCGATGCTTCGCGGTAGGTCGTGCTGTCGCGCGTAACCTGCTCGACAGACACGACAGGGCCGAGCATGTAAGCACCGCCTGCCGCAGTAGCCTTGGTCACCGTTGCAACGCCATCGGCATCAGCCGAGCCGGCGATGATGACGGGGTCGCCGATGTAGAGGGCCGTGGAGTCCGAAGCCGGAACATAGTAACGGGTAGCCGAGCCATTGTAGGGCTCGCCGTTGATGTGACGGATCGGACGCAGCCCGAACGGAGTGTTCGAGTTCGCCATTGTTGGTCAGTCCTGTGAAGGTTTGGGGTTAGTCTTTAGCCGACTGGATTTTGATTCCACCAGACGGAACGTAGGCAGCGCTGCCGGCCAATGCCTCGCCAGTCACGCCGTTTGCGGACGGCACGCCGCCGCTCTTGATCATGTGCTCAGTGTCGTCGATCTGGCCCTGTTCCTTGGCCTTGTCGGCGATGTAGTAATCCAACCGCTTCCTCAGGAGAACCGCACGCTTACCCGTACTCTTGTTGACGATGCGCTCGATCCCAGTGCCCACGCCCTTGTCTTTCGCGTGGGTTTCACCGAGTTCGCCCTGCTGCACCACGTCCCAGTCATCCGCCTTGGTGAGATTGTAGAGGCGGCCCGGTTCGTCATTCACCCATCGATAGGTGAAGTTGGGATCTTTCTTGCCGACCACGTCGAGGTTGCGCTGGCGGCCGGCCCCGAGGTCGTCACGACGACGACGGGTGCTCTGTTCGGTTTCCTGTCGCGGCTGGCGTGCGCGTTCGACAATGGCGTTCATTGCTCGAAATACTCCTTGGCGTATTGATTGATTTCGTTGGGCTTGTAGAGCCCTTCCTTGACCCACTTGTCGAAGGCGCGCTTGGCCTCCGCTGGAAGGTCTGCGGCACTCCTGCCGCGCGAAGGCGCTGCCGCTGATCGGCTGCCGCCCTCAACAGACGGGCCAGCACTTGCCGGACGCTTGGCGGGGAACTTTTCGGGGTAGCGCTGGCGGGCGTACTGCTCGACTTGCGCAAGGTTCTCCTCCAACGTGATGCCGGGGGTCTGTTCGGCCAGTCGCTGCGAGTACAGCACCGCGACCGCCTTCATCTCGGGATCACTCACGAACCACGGATTGCGCTCCTGCCACGTCCCGAGCACCTGCTGCTGAGATGGCGAGTAAGGCGACGCGGGGTTCTGCGCGACAGGCTGCGAGAACTTGGCCACCTCGTCATCATGAGCGCGAACCGCTGCAATCTGGTCTCTGTTCAGTTGCTGGTAGCGCTCGACATCGGCTGATGCGGCTGCATTGAGTTTCGCTGCTTCGTAGTTGTCGAAAAGCTGGTCGCGCTGCCGTTTCAGCGCAATCTCGTTCATCCTTTCAAGGCGGGTGAAGTCCTGCTGCCGCTGGCGCTGCTCGGCCTGAACCTGATTGGCCAGCGTGGACTTGTCGCGCTCTAGAGCCCGCAGCCGCTCGCGAAGGATCGGCAGCGTCTCTTCGCCGTGCTTGACGAACTCGTCAGCCGGCTTCCACTTCTCGGCCGGGCCTTTGAAATCGTCCTTCGGCACCCAGCCTTGAGCTCTGGCGCGGTCCTCGATCTCGGGATTTGCATCCGCGACGACTGCCGGCGCTTCGGTCTGCGTGACCGGCACGTCCTCGCCAGGGATGGCGACGCCGGTATTGACGTTCTCATCGAGCGTGGTCATGCGCGCACCGCCACGACATCCTTGTCGTTCATCAGGCGGTATTCGACGCCGTCCTTGCCCTTGACCGTGATGCCGGAATACCGGGCGAACACGACAGTCGAGCCAGTGCCGGGCTTAGGCGCGTCCTTCTCGTAGCTGAACGCCAGCGGCGACATCGCGACCAATTCGCCTTCCATCGAAGCATGGTCGTCGCGCTCGCGCGTCTCGTCGGGCTTGTGGAGCTTGAAGCCACCTTTCAGTGTGATGGTGCCGTCGTCCTTCACGGGACGGATCAGAACTTTGTATTCCAGCGGCGTGATGCCGGACATGTTGAGCGGCGCGATTGCCTTCAGCGCCAGTGCTGACTTAGCCATTCAGTACCTCGATCATTACCTGTGGAGCCTTGAGCATGTTCCTGATCTCACGATAAACCGCGATCCGTTCCCGCACTTGAGCGAGCTTCATCGGGTCGCTTACGCCACCGTCCAACGATGCACCGATCCAGGCGTCTCGCGCCCGCTCGATCAGCACGTCGCAGGTTCGAACCAGTGCCTCCGTCATGGGATGTGCTTCCCACTCCTCGGAGATGTCCGGGTCGTATTTCACTGATGCATCGGCGGCATTTCGCCGCCTTCCTGTTGCATGATCTCAGGCGAGATTCCGGGCGGTAGTCCGGGCGGTGCCAACTGTTGCTCGCCACCATCTTGCGGCCCGCCTTCCATGCCGCTGCCGTCCATTCCCTGCTCTTGCGGCGGCTCTGGCAACATCGGCGGGGCATAGCCCATGGGATCTCCACCCATGTCGGCAAATGGCATCGGGAACACTTGCGCCACGGTCTGCGGCGGGATCTGCGCAGTGGCCAGCGCCACCGTTGCGTCAACGCGGGCTTTCTCGGCAGCCGCGCGCGCCTGATCGCCTTGCGCCTCGGTCTTCTCGACTTCTGCCTTCATGCCGGCAAGCTGCAGTTCGTCCTGCGGCTTCGGGGACGGCGGAACGAGGATCTTCTTCACGTCCTCGATGCGGGCTGCCTCGAACGCGCGGCGGGTCGCTTCGAACCCATCGACGAACGGGTTCTGGTTAGCAACCTGCTCCATCACGAACTGAGCGCGGCTCATGCGCTGCATATCCGTCACGGTGTTCGGGTCGCTGACCGGCATCACGTCTAGGCTGTCGTCATAGTCCGACGCTTCCACCGCAACCGGGTCGTCGAGCAACGCGATAACCTTCGGCTGATCGAGCGTGGTCTTGTTGATTTCGTAGATCAGTTTGAATTCTTCGCGTAGCGCCCGGAATATGCGCTTGTAGATCGCGCTGAACACCTTCAGGCCCTGCTCAATCGCGGCCATCGTGCTCGTTGCGGTCTGGTTCTGTGGCGTCTCACCGGTCAACACGTCCTTGACGGCCGCGATGTCCTTGGCGGCAGACAGCAGCAATTCCAGCAGGTTCATCAGCACGGGCGACGGGCCAGGGTGCTGGAATGGCACGAGGTTGTTCTTGAGATCGCCACCAGCGTTCGGAACGCTGGTGTATTCCCCGGGCTTCACGCGGATCTTGGCCTTCGGCATCTGAATACCGCCGCCGATCAGTCCGCCACCTGAGTTCTGCAGCGTGCCGGCGTCCATCATCTGGTTGATCGTGGTATCGATCACGTCGGAGATGGATTCGAGCAACTTGCCGAAGCCGATCGGGTAGAACCCACCCTCGGGGTCTGGCAAGAACGGCACCATGACGAAATACTGTTTGCGCTCGAACTTGCGAATTCGCCCGCGCGTGGTGTCGAGCTGCACCTTGTCGAGATCGAAAGCCGGCTTGATGCGAACGACCTTGTTGGTTTCCTCATGGACGGTGACGATCCACGGCTCTTTGATGCCGTCTTCGTCTGCGTCCCAATACCGATGCTGCTCGAGGAACATGTGCGGCGCGTCGCTGTCGTTCGCATCAGCGCCAACGCCCGGCAGATCCTCGTCAATGAAATACCCAGACCGGCGACGCTCCTCGATCTCGTGCGGGTAGAGCGGGAACATATGCGTGATGCGCGGCACGGACTCGAGCGAGCGAGCGCGCTGGTTCACCACCAGATCGAACGCGCTCACGAGGTCGTTGCAAAAGCCGGCCTTCTCCTCGGGGTGCTCGTAGATCTTCTTGAACGCGCAACCTATAATCGGGATCTGGTGCAAGAGCGTATCCATGTCGCTCTCCCAGTTCTCCACCTCGTAGAGAAGCTGGTACGACATATGTTGCGAGACGCGATCACCTTTGGCGGCTTTCAGGCCATCGGGATCAGCGCCCATCACCTGGCACTTGACGATGCGAGGACCGTCTACGATCGCAGGGTAAGCGCGGGCAGCGAACTGCAGCGCAGCCGTAGTCAGCAACGGATATTTGACGTTGCTAGCGCCTTCCCACGGCCAGCTTTTGGCCTCGCGCTTCTGCTTCGCCATGTCCATCGCACGGCGGGCAGTATCCTCCCAGTCGCTGCGGCTCTCCTTGTCGAGCTTGTATTCTCGGACGACCAATTCACCCAGGCTTGCGAGCCGCGCGTCACCCTTGAATGCGTCGGCGACGTTGGGAAGCTGCACCAGCTTCTCCAGCATCATCACCGTTTGCCGCAGCTTCAGCATCTCAGGCGACGGCGGCGGCGCGAACGGCACCACGTTGCCATATGCGTGCTGCGGCTCCATGCCCTCCATCGCAAGATCCGGGTCGAGACCCATCTGTCCCTCGTGAGGAGAAAACTCCTCAGGGTCGAGAGGCATGGCGTTCGGCGGGAGCATCAGGTCCTGTAAACCACGCGGCTTCTTGCGATGGTGACCCCATACATCCCGATGCCTTCATTGAACGATGCGGAAGCGCTTCCGTCACGGAACTCGCTAGCTATGTACATCTCACTAAACGGCGACACGCTCACGAACTCGAACCATTTCCATAGGCCGTGGTTTTCGATCGCTTCGCGTGGAATTAGACGGCCACACAAGGCCCTTTTTTTCCACCGCCGTTTAGAGTCTCTCTTGCGAACCATTCAATATCCAGTGCTAGAGTTGCCCGAGCGACGCTGATAGCGGTCCTCGGTGTCGTAGTAGGGCGGTGTGCAGGCGAACCTCATGCCGGTCATGACGAGGTAGCGCATGGCGTCCATGAGATGATCGTTTTCCTTGACGATCTTGCCATTCTCGTCGCGGCGGTAGATGCGGAACTCGCTCAACAGCGAACGCAGGGACTTGAAGACCTTCAGCCGGCCAGAGACGAGGCGCTGGTAACAGGCGTGAATTCCCGCCTCGACAGCGTTGTCGGCATCGCGAAGGTTGAGCCCTTCCTTCTGATATTCCTCACGCAGCTTGCGGCCGTCCAACTGGCCACTGCCGGCGCTGGCCGGATCGATTGCGCCAGGTATCCAATCGCCCCGGCTCTTGATCGACGACGCGTGGACGCTCGGTGCCGCCTGCCCCATGTAGTGTTCCGAGTACAGGTAGACGACATCACTCGCCCGATCCCAAGCGCCCCAGACTGCGGCGGTGCGCTTCCAGCCCACGTCCATGCCGTAGGCTTTGGGCCAGAACTCAGGCAGGTCGAAATCGTCGATCAGAATGGCGGACTCGGGCACCGGGTAGATGACACCAGCACCGAGCACCGGAATGCCCTTGGTGCGAGCCTCGCGCGTGTGCGGCTCCATTGCGTCGAGCAAATCGGCCTTGGTCTTTGCCGACAGGTGAGGAACATCCTCCCAGGTCGCTTGAACGCAGAGCCTAGAAATCTATTCCACTCCTTGTGTTCTCTCTACGGCGCGAGCTCCGGCAGGAACTTCAGCGCGACCTTGCTCAATCCCAACAGCGGCGTGAACGTGCAAAGCAGCAGGCCGTTCTCTTCGCCCGGCGTCGTCGCGGTCAATCGCAACAGCGCCTCTTCGTAGACATCCATCGGCGGCTCTTCGTCGACCCAGATCAGATCCTTCTGCGTGCCCTGAAAGGTGCGCCGGCCCTGATCGTAGCTCTTGAACTGCAACACCGAAATGCCGCCCGTCTTGTGCTTTACGCGAACCGTGTCGAATCCACCCGGGACGCCTTGCATCGGTGTGGGCTCGCCGACCAGGCTATCGCCGGGTATCATCCCCGTTCCGATGTCGCCGGACTTGCCTTCGGCACCAACGCCCATGAGCGCATGCTGCACGATGTCTCGCGTCGTCGTTCTCGTGTCGCCTGCGACCCAGGCCCTGACTGGGCGATCCCAGCGCCGGCCAGTCCACCATTCGGGGTAGATCCCCGTCAGATGAACCGTAGTCTCATACGCACCAACGCCCCATGTCTTGCCCACGCGGTTTGCTGCCATCATGCAGCGTTCCATGTGCTCGGAGCCGCCAGCGAAAAACTGCTGGTGCTTGGGGTAAAGCTCGCGGCGTAGCGGTCCTGTCTCGGGATAGAGATCGAACAGCTTACGGCGTGCCTTCCGTCTCTCCTTCTCCTCGAGCAAGAGCAGCAGCTCCCGTTTTTCCGAGGAGCTGAGTAAGGCGAGATTCAAGCTGGTCATCCGTCAAGCTCACGCGCAAGTCACCATCGACCTGCATCCGGTCGCCATAGTTCTTAGGGTTGAGCTTTGCAGCCGCCCATTTGCGAGCATCGACGCGGACGCGGGCCTTGTTCGGATCAGTCTCGGTGTCGGCAATGGTAAGCACTTCTTCGGCCAAAAGATCGGCGCGCTCTTCACGCGCACGCACGTAGGCGTTACCAAAGTCTGGGTATTCCCGCATCCAACGATAGAGCGTGAGACGGGCAGGCATGCCGTCCATGTCGCAGATTTCGGTGATGCTCTTGCCGCTTGAAATGAGGCCGCAGATCTCGTCGATGAGTTCGGCGCTGTAGAGGGTTGGCCTCCCCATCTTCTTACGGACTTCTACGCGCTTGGTCATCTTCAGTGCTTCTTAGCCTTGTGCTTCTCATACCAAGCGATGAGAGGGGCGGGGTTAATGACCTTGTAAGCGCACCACTGTTCGAAGTTCAGAGGTTTCTCCCAACCATCCTTAGACCGCACGACATGCGCCGCATAGTTTCTCAGCACAACGGCTTCTTCTTTGCTCATGTCGGCGAGGATGATCATGCGAGTGCCTTCCTGAGATCACCGCGGAGCCTGTCGTCCATGACAGGTGCGGTGATGTTTACAACGCTGCGGCCAGCGCCACGAACGAAGCGCCGAACCTGCTCGACAGTGTCGGTGATGGCTTCGGGCTCTGCGGTGGCAGTGCGAGCGGGCTTGTCGCTCGGGCCATCGAAGCCGAAGGCAATCAGGTTGAGCAGTGCGCCGGCAGCGATGGCGAAGATGGCCAGCAAAGACGAGAGGCCGATGAGCGCCCAGCCCTGAGCATCCTTCGACGGGTTGAGGTCGCGAGTGATCGCTTTGGCGAGGATGATGCCCTGCGATGCGGAGGAAGCGTGCGAGACCTGGGTGACGGCGCTTTCCTTCTGGGCGGTGATGAGCTTGGCACGGACGGCTGCAATCTTCTCCTCGCGGTCTGCGCCGATCTTCCAGCCGTCGACATCAGCCACGGCAGCGCGGTAGGCGTCGCACCATGCGCGGGTCTGCGGACCCTTGGGGGCTTTGCATTCGCTGGTGGCAGTCCACCACTTGTGAGCCATGGCGCTGTCGATCACGGCCTGCGCCTGCCCGATGGTGCGGGTCGGCGTCATGCCGCGCTGCTGCTCGAGCGAAGCAACCTCAGCCTTGAGGCTGGCGATCAGATCGCGGTTGTCCTTGGCGATCTCGGTCTGATGGCTGGCGGTGAGGATGTTGCTATCCCTGTTCGCGGCCGTGAAACCGGTGTGGGTCGTGAACTCCACCACAACGCCGATGAGGCACAGTGCGGTTGCCGCAGCCGAGATGCCCCACATACGACGGCGGAACGCCTCGTTGGCGGCAACGAGGGCATAGCCGACGATGAAGGTTGCGAGGGCGAGCAGGATGGCCAGAGCCGCGCCGGAAAGCACGTTCTCGCCAGTCGACCAGCCGAACTGTGCCGTGATGACTGCACTTGTGGCAGTCGCGATGAACCCCGCGCGCTTCATGTGCGGGATCAGAGAGTCGAAGCTATCAAGGTGCATGTTGTCTCCCTTGGGGGTGAGGGGGACGCGGTTACTGTATTAGCGACGGGCAGCCAATACCATCGCGACAAAAATTCTAACAACGGCGTCTTTCGGATGTTCATTCGGCCAGTCGTAGCGCTCTAACTCAGCCGCTCCATCATTGATCATCTCAGGCGTTACCTCGATAAGTGCAGGTTGCACTTTGCCAACTTGGCTGAAACACTGCGATTGTGGATTATACATATGGCAGCCGCTGATGAAGTTGCCTGCCTTCTGTATGTCGTATCCAGCGAACGTGGCGCTCACCTTTTGATTTTTATCCATCAGAACGGAAGCCGGGCGAAGACGCCGATGTTGTGCACCACGTCGTCGGTGGCCTTGAAGTTGCGATCGAACTGCGCGGTGTACTCCACGCCCATGCGGAGCATGCCGAGAACAGGAAGCTCAGCGCCGAAGCCGACAAGGGGACCGCGAAAGTCGGCGTCGATCGACTTGGAGAACCCGGCGATGCCGTAGAGCATGGTGCTCGGCTGGGCGAGGTAGCCCATGCGAACGGCGACAGAGATGGGCTGATCGAAGGACAAGACGGCGGCGTCGGAACTGCCCTCAGCGCTGAAGCCGTAGCGAACCAGGCCGCCGACGACCCACGGTGTTCCGCGATAGTGGTAGTTGTACCCCAAGCCGACGATGCCGACTGCCTGCTTGTCGCCGCCCTTCGAGAACTGGCCGACCATGCCGCCTTCGACGAAGAGAGATGTCCACTGGTCAGGGATCGGGTCGGTGACAGCAGGCGGGGCGACGGCCGGCTTGCCGAGGTCGGCAGCGTGAGCAACAGCGCCGATGCAAACCAGCATGACGGCAGCGATGGCATAGGCGATGGTGCGCATAGGGTTCCCCTTACGAACGCGGCGAGCCGTCAGGCTGGCGGGTGATGGCGACATTGGCCCACATGGCCGTGGCGCGGTGATTGCGGATCGTGAACGTCTTGTCTGGACCGTCCGGCAGTTCGGCGTTGAGCACGGCCGCAAACACCTTTGCTGCCTCGCGGACACGGCTCATGGTGTCGATCTGCGCATCGGTCGGCTTCAGATATTCGAAGGTGGATTCGTGCATGGGTTTCCCCCGTTCAGGATTGGTTCAGCCGGAGCGGCTTAAATTAGTCACCATCGCCCGCTAGTTTGCGTTGGGTACGGCGCGGGGGAGAGAAGCCCGGCCGGTGCGGTGTTGCGTAGCGATGGTGATGCAGATACGGCCCGCTCTACGGTTGTGCGTAGATGAGCGGGCCGTTGTTGTTTTGGGCGCATTTCCGGATTTGCAGAACCGATGGGGTTCCTGATCCGGCGCTAGCGGCTCGTCCCTGGGGGATGCCGTCTGATCAGCGCGCCACATACACTGTGGCAGTACAGTTACCATGCTGATTCGGCTAGGTAAAGCACAAATCTGCCACACTCCACATCACAACGGGTCTAGGAAAGCGAGCGGCATGGTGACGGGCGTTGCCTTGCCGAGAATGTCGAGCTTGATCGTGGCGTCATGGCCGTCGATGGCGTCGATGGTCGAGCGGTGTTCCCTGAACGGCCCGTCGCGGACCACAATAGGCTGCCCTACGGCCATCGACTTGCCGATGATGGTCTCGGCCGCCTTGCCGTCCATTGCCTGCAAGCGGGCAACGTCGGGGCTCCTGAGGCTGCCGACAACACCGGACACCTCGGGAACCTCATGAATGAGGCCGTGAGGGTCGGTTGACTCGGCGATCACGTAGCGCGGCGCGAGCGGATAGCGGACGATCCGCTTTTTCTTGGAGTACCGGTGCGAGCGCATGACGCGCTCCTCGGTCGGGTACCATGCAGTATGTCCGCACCTGATGATGCCATCCACTGCTTTGCGCTCGCCCTGTGGCTTTGTGCGCAGCAAGTATTGTTTTGCCATGCGTATTCCTCTGATCTCTACGCGCACGCCAGCAGATTAACCTTCGTTGAAGAACTCACCGTGGACTACACGACCAGCCTTGGCCCTAGCGGCACGGGCATCATCAAGGCTATCGAAGTTCCCAATATGAATTTGCTTAGCTCCAAGCGATATGTAGGCCCGCCATTTGCTCCGTTCTGACCTCCAGCTGATACCTTTATGACCGCTGGTGTTGACAGATGGCCGCCTCGAATTGTGGGCGTTCTGATTGTCTGGTACGCGCACGCGGTCAAAGTGCCAATGCCTCCTGAACGGCTGGCTTGGCTGTTTCGATGAATAGGTCGGGCTGACGCATGGCGGCCTCAACACGGCGGCAGGCAATGTCGAAATACTTGGGCTCGATCTCAATGCCGATGAACTTCCTGCCTAGCTTGGCGCAAGCAACCCCAGTGGTGCCAGAGCCCATGAAAGGATCTAGGATACTGCGAGCTTCGGGCACAAACTCAAGACACCATTTCATCAGGGCCAACGGCTTTTGTGTTGGGTGCTCGCGACCGTCGCGGTTGGCGGCTAGCCCACTTGAGCATTGCGTGAACTTTTTCACGGAAACGCCTTTAAGCGTGGTCCAAGCCATTTCGCCGTCAGAATACGACGGCATGCTGTTGAGCTTGTCCCAGAAAAGCCAGCGACCACCTGCGGGAAGCACGTCGGAAAAATACTGCCCTCCCCAGATGATATGGGTTCTGCCAGCGGCAACAAGCGCGGCAAACACAGCCGGATCAGGGCGAGAATCATCCCACGATCCAGCGTATTGCCGGGGCTTGCGTGTATACCGTCCCGAGGCATCAGTACCACCAACCGCTGCTCCATTTGCAGCGCCGATCCCATACGGCGGGTCAGTCACTACGGCGTCGACCTTGCCTAGCGTCGGAAGGATCTCCCGGCAGTCCCCGAGGATGAGCCTGTGAGGTCCGATGAGTTCCTCGCGGTAGGTCACGGCCATAGTTCCTTCTGCTTCGGAAGCTGCGGATTGCGGTCGTCGCACCAATCGAGATCGGTGAGCGAACAGTGACGTTTCGGGGCACAGGCTGAGCACGCGAGGAACATGAGGACAGCCGCTAGGGCGGCGCGCATTGGTTACTCCTGCGTGATCCGAGGCCAAGGGCAGTTGCCATCAACAGGG